ATACAAGAGAGGAGCTTAGGGACTTCTTGTTGTCTATTTTTAAGGAGCCAGGTAAATACGAGTTTAATGAAACTAGTAAGATCTTTAATGAAGAAGGACGTAAGTTTCAGAAACAAGGATATTATTGTGCAGCTCCTGTAAAAACCAAAGATTTTATTGCCTACTGGAATGATCAGAAAGCAAAATGCCGTAATGGTATTATTGTAAAAGATGGTGATCAAAAATGGTATATAAGTAGGGACTACTACATGTGGTTAAACTTTCTTCCCATCTATGATAAAGAAGAAAAAAGGTTTGACTTTGCTAAGGTGAGGGATGCTCAGTATCACATGGCTCTATATGAACATCTTGCGGAATTACATTGGAAGCACGCAATCATTCTAAAGAAGCGTCAGATAGCCTCCTCTTATTTCCACATGGCTAAACTACTTAACCAATACTGGTTTGAAGAAGGAGCTGTTTTAAAGATAGGGGCTTCCTTAAAAGATTATATAAACGAGAAAGGCTCATGGAAGTTTCTTAATGAATATAAGAACTTCTTAAATGAACACACAGCCTGGTATCGTCCAGCTGAGCCCGACAAGGTCGGGGCGTGGCAGCAACAGATTAAAGTGAGGATAGGTGGTCGTGATACTTATAAAGGTTTGAAATCCACGATCAACCTATACTCCTTTGAGAAAGACCCTACACATGGTGTCGGTGGACCTGTAACATACTTACTTTCACGAGGAAGCAGGTATCGCACCTAAGATGGATGACACATACGGATTTATGAAGCCAGCACTTAAGTCTGGTCACATGATTACTGGTCAATTTATTGCAGCTGGATCAGTCGGTGATCTAGATCAGTGTGAGCCAATGAAGGAGTATATACTACATCCAGAAGAGAATGGCTTCTATGGGGTCAAATCTGACCTTATAGACAAGGACGGAACAAGTGGCATAACTGGTCTATTTATTCCAGAACAGTGGTCTATGCCCCCTTATATTGATCAGTGGGGCAACTCTAAGGTGGAGGAAGCTTTAGAGGCTTTAGAGAAAAGAGTTTGAGAAGATGAAGAAGGACTTAGATCCGGCAGCTTATCAACTTACAGTTTCTCAGCAACCACGTTGTATTGAAGAAGCTTTTGCTACCCGTAAGGTGAGTGTATTTCCTCCACACTTAGTTGCTAAACAGATGCAACGTATTCAAGATAAAGAATACTCTGTAGAATACTTAGAGCTTTCTAGAAATGCTGAGGGTAAGATAGTTGATAAACCGTCCAGGAAGATTCCTATTATGGAGTTTCCTATATCTAAAAAGACTGAAGACAAGGAAGGTGTGTTATGTATTTACGAAAGACCTCATAAAGATCCACCATTTGGGATGTACTATGCTTCTGTGGACCCTGTTGGGGAAGGAAAGACCACTACATCTGAATCACTATGTTCTATATACGTATATAAGAATCCAGTGGAGGTTATTAAAGATGACGGTAATGGCAGGGTCAAGAACGAGATAGAACGTGACATGATCGTGGCATCCTGGTGTGGACGTTTTGATGATCTTAATAAAACCCATGAAAGACTAGAGCTTCTAATAGAATGGTATAATGCTTGGACAGTTGTGGAAAATAACGTAGCTTTATTCATTCAGTATATGATAAGCAAGAAAAAGCAGAGATATCTTGTACCAAAAGATATGATCTTGTTCTTAAAAGACATTGGTGCCAACCGTAACGTATTCCAAGAATATGGATGGAAGAACGTGGGTACACTATTCAAGGGTACAGTGTTGTCTTATGGGATTGAGTTTCTAAAAGAAGAGCTTGACCATGAGACAAAAGAGAACGGAGACATTGTAAAAACAATCTATGGTGCTGAACGTATACCGGATATTATGCTTTTACGTGAGATGCAAGCTTACAGAGATGGACTAAACGTGGATAGATTGGTAGCATTTTGTGCTCTTATAGCTTTTGCAAAGGTGCAACAGAGTAACAGAGGACTGACTAAACGTGTAGAAGTTACAAAAGAAAACTTGGATAACTCCCAGAAATTTAGTAAATTAAATTGGAGCCCCTTTAGACATATTGGTGGCTCTAAAGGTAGTACCCTGGGTTCTAAAGGACACCGTAACCCCTTTAAAAATATGAAATAAATATGGAAACTCAAGAACTTCATGCTCAAAAGGTAACTATTCTTTCTAGATTGATCAAAGAAAGCTCTCTCACGCTTGAGGAAGCTTTGCTTCTTTTAAAGGATGAACAGGAGGAGACTATTATTAACCAGGCTCCACCTATGACATCTACAGGATCATGGTCTACATATGTACCTAGTTACATTACAACAGGAACTACAACAGGAACTACTACAATGCCATTAGGGGCTACTATATCCTTTACTAATACAATTGCTGATAGTTCAGCAGACTTAAATAATTAAATATCATGCAGATATACAATGCTCTAGATCTTAAATCTGGTAAAAAGGCTGATTATAACAAGATGGGTACACTTACCCAGCCTATCCAGTTTATAGCTGAAAAAGAGAAGGATGAGGAGTGGAGAGCATGGAACCTAGATTGGCTAGAGTTCCAAGGTATGAAACAGCTTAGACGTAACGCTCGTAGACTTATGAAGAACTACAAGCTGGCTAAGGGTATTATTGATAAGGCTGACTACATTGTAGAAGAAGATAACGAGATGGCAGATCTCATTGACACTTTAACAAAGGAAGATGAATCTGCATTAGAGCTTAAGTTCTATCCTATTATTCCTAACGTAATTAACGTATTGTGTAATGAGTTTTCTAAAAGAAGCTCACGCATTATGTTTAAAGCCGTTGATGATATTTCATACAATGAGATGATGGAAGAAAAGCGTTCTATGATAGAGAAAGTTTTATTAGAGGACGCTGAGAGGAAGATGATGATTGAGATGATGAGTATGGGTATAGAGCTTGAATCTGAAGAAATGCAGAAAGCTACTGCCCCAGAAAATTTACAAAAACTTCCAGAGATTGAAGGATTTTTCCGTAAAGATTATAGATCTATGATTGAAGAGTGGGCTACCCACCAGATGTCAGTAGATGAAGAAAGATTTAAGTTACAAGAGTTAGAAGAGCGTGCGTTTAGAGATAGTTTAATTACTGACCGTGAGTTCTGGCATTTTAAAATGAATGAAGATGACTATGATATAGAGCTTTGGAATCCATTGCTTACTTTCTATCATAAGTCTCCAGATGTACGTTATATCTCTCAGGGTAACTGGGTAGGTAAGATGGATATGATGTCTGTATCAGACGTTATTGACAAGTATGGTTGGATGATGACTCAAGATCAATTAGAGTCTTTAGAAGCTATTTATCCTGTACGTTCAGCTGGATATGCTGTACAAGGATACCAGAATGACGGTACATACTATGATCCTACTAAGTCACATGAGTGGAATACAGAGATGCCTTCATTAGGATATAGACAGTATGCTTCTTTATACGATACTAAGTTTGGTACAGGAGATATTGTAGAATGGATTCTTGCTGACTCAGAAGATACAATAGACTTTGGTAAGTCACACTTACTACGTGTATCTACAATTTATTGGAAGTCTCAACGTAAGATTGGTCATTTGACTAAGATTACTGAAGAGGGTGAAATCATTCAAGACATCATTGCTGAAAACTACAAGGTTAGTGATAAACCTTTATATAATACTTCTGTATACAAGCAAAAGACTAAAGATAACTTAATCTTTGGTGAACATATTGACTGGATCTGGATTAACGAAACCTGGGGTGGTGTTAAGATTGGACCTAACCGTCCTGCATTCTGGGGAATGAATAACCCAGGAGGTATCAATCCTATTTACTTAGGTCTTAACGGTGGTAAACCAGGACGTATTCCGTTCCAGTTTAAAGGAGACGCAACTCTTTATGGATGTAAGCTTCCAGTGGAAGGTTCTGTATTTGGTGATAGAAACACCCGCAGTATTTCATTGGTAGATCTTATGAAACCATACCAGATAGGTTATAACATTGTAAATAACCAAATAGCTGATATCCTTGTGGATGAACTAGGTACGGTTATTATGTTGGACCAGAACTCTTTGCCACGTCACTCTATGGGAGAAGACTGGGGTAAAAATAATCTGGCCAAAGCCTATGTGGCTATGAAGAACTTCCAGATGTTGCCATTAGATACTTCTATTACTAACACTGAGAATGCTCTTAACTTCCAACATTATCAAGTGTTGAACTTAGAACAAACTAACCGTTTACTTTCTCGTATTCAGTTAGCAGGTTACTTTAAGAATCAAGCTTTTGAGGTGATTGGTCTTAACCCACAACGTATGGGCCAGACTATTGCTCAACAAACTGCTACTGGTGTAGAACAAGCTATGAATGCTTCTTATGCACAAACAGAGCAATATTTTATTCAGCACTCTGATAACTTAATGCCAAGAGTTCACCAAATGAGAACTGACTTGGCTCAATATTACCATTCTAAAAAACCTAATGTACGTCTTCAGTATATTACATCTAAAGATGAAAAGGTTAACTTTGAAGTTAATGGTACTGAGTTATTGATGAGAGACTTAAATATCTTCTGTACAACTAAGACTAACTCTCGTGCTATTATGGAGCAGCTTAAACAACTTGCTCTTAATAACAATACTACTGGTGCATCTATTTATGATCTTGGTAATGTAATCAAATCTGAGTCTATTGCTGAGCTTACTGGTGTTCTTAAGAATGCAGAAGAAAAAACTCAAGCAGCTAAAGATGCAGAAATGCAGCAGCAACAAGAAATGCAGCAGCAGATGATTGAGTCTCAAGAACGTCAAAGACAAATGGATCTTGAGTTTAGAGCTGAACAAGCTGATCTAGATAGACAAACTCAGCTTACTGTAGCTGAGATTAGAGCGGCAGGTTATGGTTCTATGGCTGATATTAACCAAAATCAGCAGTCTGACTTCCAAGATGCTTTGGAAGGTATTAGAAGTGAGCAGAGATATCAGGATCAAATGAACTTGAAACGTGAGTCTGAGATGAATAAAAAAGAACAAGGAGGTCAAAAGCTTCAGATTGAACGTGAAAGACTACAGACTCAGAAAGAAGTTGCTGAAAAACAGTTACAGATTGCTAGAGAAAATAAGAACAAGTATGATAGTGGGAAATCTTCTAGTAAAAAGTAGAAATAATTATAGCTCTATTATCCATACCTTAGATAAAATTTTCATCTTAAAAGTAAATTTTTAAGATTTAAATTGTATATTAATTATGTAGAGATACACATAAAACCAAACAAAACATGACTGATAATCAAACCAGTGTACAGACTTCTGTGCAGCAAGTAGATCTTGATATTGACAGTTGGTTAGGAGCCCCAGGTGCAGATAGCATTGTAACTCCTACAGGAACTGAAGAAAAGAAAGATCAAAAACCAAACATCTTTAGTCAAGGAAAGTTTGACACAAACTTTTTAGATGATGAAGATGATAGTAAGGATACGGATGATAAAGATCCAGCTGATGACAAAAAGGTCGCAGATCCAGCAGCAGCTAAGGACTTTATTGACAACCTTGTTGATGTAGATGATGATCAAGATAATGATGATGATCAATCTAGTAAATCTAAAGGTGGAAGACCTAAGACAGAAAAGTCTGGCTTAGTAGAGTTTCTTAAAAAACGTATTGAGTCAAAGGAAATGTTTGCCTTTGATGATTATGATGAGAATAAGCAGTCTTTAGAAGATTACTTAGGTGGTCTTGGAGAGAAAGATGTTGAGGAGCTATGGCAAGCCAACATTGACAACTTAAAACAAGAAGTTGCTGCTAAGACTCCTCAAGAGTTCTTTGAATCATTACCAGAAGAGTTGCAATATGCAGCTAAGTACGTAGCAGATGGAGGACAAGACTTAAAAGGTCTTTTCCAAGCTCTAGCTCAAGTTGAACAAGTTCGTCAGCTTGATCCTACTAATGAGTATGACCAAGAAGGTATTGTAAAAAGTTATTTACAAGCTACCGGCTTTGGTTCAGAAGAGGAGATTGAAGAAGAACTTACTACTTGGAAAGATCTAGGAGTACTAGAGAAAAAAGCCAAGCAGTTCAAGCCTAAGTTGGATCAGATGCAAGAAGAGTATGTACAAGCTCAACTTGCTGAACAAGAAAACAGAAAGATCCAGCAGGAACAAGCGGCAGATGCTTACATGAAAAATGTATTTGAAGCCCTTAGACCAGCAGAGATCAACGGACTTAAGTTGGATAAAAAGACTCAAGCTCAGTTATATAGTGGACTAGTTCAACCAAATTATCCTTCTATTAGTGGACGACCAACTAACCAGTTAGGTCATCTTTTAGAGAAGTATCAGTTTGTAGAACCAAACTACCCATTGATTGCTGAAGCACTCTGGTTACTATCTAATCCTGAAGAGTATCGTCAGAACCTTGTAAAACAAGGGAAGAACCAAGCAGTAGAACAGACAGTGAGACAGTTAAAAACTGAACAAGGTCGTAAGAATGTTTCTACTTACCAGGATGAAGATGACAACAGATCTAGAAAAATTGCTAGACCTGCAAACATATTTAAACGCTAATTTACATTAACTTATTTATTATTAACCCTTTAAATT